GAACAAAACGACCAAATAGTTAGACAACAATTCTTGGATAGCGTTAACCCTATCTTAGATTCAATTAGAAGAGATAGAGGTTTATACGATTTCCGTGTAACTGTTTCATCTTCACCTGAAGACTTAGACAGAAACACATTAACAGGTAAAATTTACTTAAAACCTACGAAGGCATTAGAATTCATCGACATCGAATTCTTTATCACTCCAACAGGAGCTTCGTTTGAGAACATTTAATAAACTTAACGGGGGTACTAATCATACCCCCTTTATTTGCCAAGTATGAAAAGACAACTTAGAGAGGGATTTAAAGGTGAAGGAACACCAGATATGAAATATTATGCGTTTGATTGGGATGACAATATTGTTCATATGCCAACAAAGATAATGTTAAAAACTGATGGTGGTGATGAAGTTGGTATGAGTACAGATGATTTTGCAGAATATAGAGGTATAATCGGAAAAGAAGATTTTGATTATAATGGTGATACTATTGTTGGTTTTGCTGAAGACCCATTTAGAAACTTTAGAACCGCAGGTGATGAAAATTTTTTGGTGGACGCAATGAGAGCAAAACTTGGACCAGCATTTAACGATTTTAAAGAAGCGATTAATAACGGGTCAATATTTTCAATCATTACTGCAAGAGGACACAACCCCAACACTTTAAAACAAGCGGTTTATAATTATATTATTGACGGATTTAATGGTATTGATAAAGACCAATTAGTTAAGAACCTTAAAAAATACAGGTCGTTTTTTGACGAGGAAGATATGACGGACGATGAATTAATCAAATCGTATTTGGACCTTAACAAATATCATCCAGTGTCTTTTGACGATGAAGAAGGTGCTGCCAATCCTGAAGAAGCAAAAGTTCGTGCTATGGAAGGATTTGTTTCTTATATTAAGAACATGGCAAATAATTTAAATAAAAAAGCATTTATTAAAAATGATATATCAAATAACTTTGTTCCAGAGCAACCTAGTATTGGATTTTCAGATGATGATGTTAGAAATGTAGAAGTAATGAGTAAACACTTTAAAGATAAACCAGATAATATAGTTAAGACTTATTCTACTGCTGGAGGCGTTAAAAAGGAATATAAGTAGATTATAATCTCGATAAAATAAAAGTAAAGAGAAAAATTTTTTAACAAGACTATATTTATAGGATATAAACAACAAAAAAAACAAAAAAAAATTAAAATAACATGGCTGATTTATTAATGAAAATGCCGATACCTTACGAACCGAAACGCCAGAACCGTTTCATTTTAAGGTTTCCGTCAAGTTTGGGTATCAACGAATGGTTTGTTGAAAGCGCATCAAGACCGTCTATCAAGATTGGGTCAACTGAAATACAATTTCTAAACACATCTACATTCGTAGCAGGTAGATTTAACTGGGACCCTATTAGTGTTAAGTTCCGTGACCCTATTGGACCGTCAGCGGCTCAAGCTCTTATGGAGTGGGTTCGTTTACATGCTGAATCAGTGACAGGTCGTATGGGTTATGCTGCGGGATACAAAAAAGATATCGACCTTGAAATGTTGGACCCTACAGGAGTTGTTGTTGAGAAATGGATTCTTTATGGAACTTTCTTAACTGATGTAAACTTCGGAGCGTTATCTTATAGTCAAGATGCGTTAGCGGATATCACAGCTTCTTTAAGAATGGATAGATGTGTGTTAGTATACTAATACTATTTACATAAAATTACACTCACTTATATTTAACCGTAAAGCTAATAAACTTTACGGTTATTTTTTTATATGGAAAATCAAACAAGAGACTTCGGTCAAGACAATTTCACACTACCACACGATGTGGTACAATTACCTTCACAAGGTATTTTTTATAAAAACAAAAAGAAATCAATTAAAGTTGGTTATCTTACCGCATCAGATGAAAACATTTTGATGGGTGGGGCAAACGACTTGACGATGACTTTATTAAGAGCAAAAATCTATGAACCAGATGTTAAGGTTGAAGATTTAATTGAGGGTGATGTTGAAGCAATTCTAATCTTTTTAAGAAATACAGGATTTGGACCTGAAATGGTATTAAATGTTACTGACCCTGTAACCAAAAAACCATTTAAAAGTGCGGTATTGTTAGACCAATTAAACATTATTAATGGTCAACAACCAAATGAAGATGGTTCATTTACGGTTTTACTACCAAAATCTCAATCAACAATTAAATTAAAACCATTAAGTTATGGTGAGATTATGGAAATTGGTAAAATGGCTGAATCATACCCACAAGGAAGAGTTGTTCCAAGAGTTACTTGGAGAATGCAAAAAGAAATTATTGAAATTGATGGGTCAACTGATAAAGCAACTATCGCAAAATTTGTTGAGTCAATGCCAATCTCTGACTCAAAATTCATAAGAAACTTTATGAATGAAAACGAACCAAGATTGGATATGACTAAAACAATTACAGCCCCGTCAGGAGAAAAACTAACAGTGAATGTTGGGTTTGGGGCTGACTTTTTTCGCCCTTTCTTCTGATTATAGAAAGATACAGATAGATGAATTTTACTATCTGACAACATTAATGAAAATTTCTTATCAAGATTTTGAAAGAATGCCATTGTTTGTGAGAAAATATTTATTGGATAAATGGATTGAAGATAACAAGAAGGACTAAAAAATTGGTCCTTCTTCTATTTATATAGAAACTAAATAATTGTAATGGCAGATAATCTTAACGAATCGTACGACGACCTTAAAAAAACTATTGAAGGTTTAGGTTCTCCTATAGATAGAATATTAGAGTCAATTGAGGACATGGCCAATGAGGCCGATAAACTTAATGCTGCGTTTGTTGGAGGTAGAGTAAGACTTGACGAAATGAATGATGCGGTGGCTAAGAGCGCTGCAGGTATTATTCGTTTAGGTGGAAGTATTGGGGATATTTCTAGTACTATTATAGGAATTGCGGATGGTTCAAGACGAAGTGTTATTGCGACTGAGGACCAAGTCAGTAAACTTTATGCCGCTAGTCAAGTATTAGGTACGGAATCAGAAACATTAGTTGAAAATTTTGCCGAAGTTGGAATTGAAACATCTCAAATTGGTACAAACTTAGAACATTCTATTGAATATATTCAAAGTCTTGGATTGAATGCCAAAACTGTTATGGGTGACGTTACTCGAAATATGTCATTAATGAATCGATTCAATTTTTCTGACGGTGTTGGTGGATTAACCAAAATGGCGGCACAAGCATCAATGTTAAGATTTGACATGAGTGCCACTAAAGATTTTGCGGAAAAAGTAATTGACCCTCAAGGGGCTATCAATATGGCGTCAGCTTTCCAAAGATTAGGATTATCTGTTGGTCAATTAGGTGACCCATTTGCATTAATGAATGATGCGATAAATGACCCTGGTGCGTTACAAGATAGTTTAATTAAAGCCACAAAACAATTTACACAGTTTGATGAAAAAACAAAAACCTTTAAGATTAACCCACAGGGAATTTTAACTTTAAGAGAAATGTCTAACGAGACAGGTATTTCTTATGAACAACTTACAAAAACCGCATTAGCCGCATCAGATTTAGATAGAAGAATTTCAAAAATTAACCCACAATTAACTTTTGATAAACCTGAAGACAAAGAATTATTAGCTAATATGGCCACTATGGGTGAAGGTGGTGAATATATTGTAAACCTTAAGAATGACAAAACAGGTGATATTGATAAAATTAAGTTAAGTGAAATAACTAATGACGAACTTGCGGCATTAAGAAAACAACAAGCCGAAGCTCCAAAAACTTTAGAAGATATTCAAACAAAGCAATTAAATGTTCAAGAGAATATTGACAGGACTATCAAAGGTAATCTTGCAAAAGGTACGTTTGGTGTTGCAGGTTCTTCGGTTATTAGAGGTAATTACACTGGTGCCGATAGAATTAGTCGAGCTGTTAGTAGTTCTGTTGACAAAGCGGTACCTGAAAGTGCTGTAATTATAGACAAAGTTAATAATGCGATTGAGGGAATGAGTGCGTTATTCATGGCTAAAGACTCAAATAAAATAAGTGCTGACGATTTTGCAAAAAAATTAGCATCACTTGAGGATACTATTCTAAAAGATGCAAATAGTTTAGGTGAAAAGGGGATGGTAGCATTTAAAGATATTATCGCAGAATCAAGTAAAAAAGTTACAGGAAGCAGTGGTATTGAAAAAGAATTTAGAAGTTTAAGTCAGGAAATTTTAAGTGCAACTGGTGGTAAAGCTGTAACCGCAACAGAACACCTTAAAAAGAAAGTTGAAGAGGAAAAATCTTTATCTTACGCCGATATTATAGGTAGAAAAAGTCAAAGTCCTACTGAAAGAATGTCATCTAACTCATCCACAAATAGCGGAACATCAACAAGTAAAACTAAAGTTGAATTTGGTGAATTTAAAATTGTAATTGATACCCCGCCAGGAACAACATTAACCCAACAACAGTTGAGTTCAATATTTAATAACGATAAATTTAAACAATATGTTGTTAATCTTTCAAACCAAAATTCTTCGGAAAATAAAGGAAGTGGAGTTGTCTCGTATTAATGACAATAAAACATTGGTTTGAAGAATAAAAAATACAAATTAACCTATTTATTAAGAAACGTATAGATGGGTAGTCCGTTAGATTATATAAGTACCGAAGGTTTTAGAAAAAAACTAATTGTCCGAAATTTAGTACCATATGCTAAATCACCTACACCTGCGACCCCGCCAATAACTTTTGAGGTAATACAAAGAGATTTAACACCTGTTGATAGTCCTGATTATCTAATTGATACTCCATACATTGCCAACTCACAATTTTATCCACTTAACAAGTGGGGAAATCAAGGGGGATATTACCAAGCACCCGACCTTACAGGTAATTTAAATACTACTTCAAATCAGGGTGAATATGGTCCTGGTCAACAGGACGCTCACATTGTTGATACGGGATTTGCCGCAACTCAAATATGGAGACCATTAAATGCTTATTCAAGTCCAAACAATTTTGATGCTGGTGAGGCGGTAACTAGTTTAGAAACTGTTAGACCTGACCAAGATAGACCACCAAACGGTCAACCATATCCAACATTTAATCCGTCGTCTTATCGTTCTGTATCCATCTTATTAAATCCTGACCCACAAGGTAGTAATGGTTTATTAAGTGATGACTCATTCATTGCTCGATTAGGTGCAAAAACTTTAAAGAAAGAGTTTCAAGACCGTATTGGTAGGGAGTTAATAAGACAAACTGTTGGTAGAGCGAATATATTAAACGTTAATAGTAGTACTAACCTTGTTAATATCTTAACAGGTAACGTTCCTTTAATTGAACCAAACTACAATATTACGGTACCTTCAAACCCGTTAGGAGCAGCAGCTAATTTTGCTCTTAGTTTAGCGGGTAGTACTTTACCATTCTCACCAATTCCTGGTTCTTATTTTGACCAAAGTATTAATCCACCACAACCAACAACAATACAACAATCATTGTTGGCAAACCCACTTGCGGTTGGAGGAAAATTTATTAGTAATTTATTAGGTGCTAGTAAGACAGGTACACAAATATTTTACGAAAATACGGGCCAAGGTCAAAAATCTATTTTATTTAAAAATCTTAACTTTAATAAATTTAAACCAAACTACGATAGAACTCTATTAGATAGATTGGGTGGTGCGATTGTTGGGACTAACACAAATAATTCTAATTTTTATGTTGGGTCAACTACGTCAGACCCATCAAGAGTATTTT